ATGGACTGTACCGTAAAAGGCAATCTGCCCTCCGAAATTTTTGAGGACATTAAAAAAATTGCAGACAACAGGATAAATTTTCAACAGTTAAAAAACAAGACTGTTTTCGTGTCGGACTGTCACGGACTTATTGCATATTACATTATATGCACATTGCTTGAGGGCAATGATTTTTTCGAAAACAACACAAGGGTAATCACCCTTGCAAAAAGCCGTGAAGATGCCGAAAAGCAGTTCGGCAACCTTACTCTCCGCAAAGATTTTGTTGTTGAAATCGGAGAGTCAAAGAACTTTCCGGAGATTGAAAGAGCCGACTTTGTAATATACTGCAACTGCCCGTGTGAGGTTCCAGAGGAAGATTGCAGTAATCCCGAAATTGCGGATACAATCACTTCGGGCTTTGCAAATGTGCTTGAATATGCAAAAGAGTCAAATGCCGAATCGGTTCTGCTCGTATCTTCATATATGGTTTACGGGGAGGTTTTCAGCGGTAAAAATAACATTTGCGAAAACGACCTCGGCTATCTTGATCCGACCGATGCCGACAGTGCATACGCACAAAGTATGCGTTCAGCCGAAACACTTGCTGTTTGCTATGCTGAAAAGTTCGGTATGAATGTAAAAATCGCCCGTCCCTGCCCCACACTCGGAGGTGTCAGAATGAGCGATGAAAGAAAATGGGCAAAGCTGATTGTCGGTGCAGCAAAAAATCAGAGCATTATGCTTACAGATAACGGTGGCGAAAAGTTCAGCTTTTGCTATGTGACGGACACGGTTTCTGCATTGATTGATATTTTGCTTAACGGAAAAAGCGGTGAGGCATACAACATTTCAAACGATAACGCAAATGTGACAATGCGGGAATTTGCACAGCTTGTAAAATCGGCAAATCCCGAAAAGAATCTCTCCGTAGTGTTCGTTCACAGAAAAGACGAAGAAGAACCCGAATTTTCTCCGTCATCCCCCACACCGTATGTTTTGTGCAATGATAAAATAAAATCACTCGGCTTTAGTCCGAAAACCACGCTTAAAGACGGAATAAAACGCAGTATAAGAGCAACAGAACTGCGTGCAGAATTGCGAAGGATAAAGTAATGCGTATTAAAGATTTTTTAAACGAATTTGAGGCCGACAGGGCGGCATTGCCCGGAGTTGAAAAAGAAACTCTTGCAAAGCTCAGGAACAAAACAATTGTCATCTCGGGCGGTGAACTCGCAAGGTGTCTTTGCTATGCCTTTCTGTACAATAACGAGGCTAAAAGGCTCGGAATAAAAGTTATCCTTCTCGGCAAATCACGCAACGCAATGGCATCATACCACAGCGAACTCTTGTTAAGAGATGATTTTGATTTTGTCGATTATAATTCTGCATCAGAAATTTCAAGTGCCGACTGTGTAATTACAACAGGAATCTGCGGTGAACATACAGACAACAACCCACAGATTATGATTGACGGCATTGCAGAGATAAATGCCTGTGCCAAAATTGCAAAAGCCACAGGCGCAAGGGTTGTCGTTGTGAACGACAGCAGAATTTACGGCAAAGCCAAACCGCACAGAGTTTATTCCGAAAACGAGTACGCAGAACTTGACGCAACCTCTCCCTCATCGCTTGCAGGTCAGCTTATGAGAACGAGAGAAACCACCTTGCACTCGGTTTTGAAGAACAGCGAATCAACCGTTACAACGCTCAGAACGGGCATAATTTTGGGAGCGTCAAGCAACTTTACAAGCGTGCTTGATCCTGTTTTTAACGATATAGCCAACCGCCGTGACACGGTTGTTCCTGCAACAAGGGATCGCTGCACCTTTGTTTATATCAACGATGTTTTAAAGGCGATTGTTTTCGCAATGACAACTCTTGAAGAAAACGCAGTTTATAATGTCGGCGGCAAAAACTGCAACGCATCGCTGATTATGATTGCGGCTGTTCTCAACGATATTTACGGCAGTCGCTGTACAATTGAGTCGGGCGATTTTACGGAGCTTGACGGCTGTGCAATTAATTCAAACAAAATTTCCGTAAACGAATGCACCCCCGACATTGACCTTGAAACCATGCTGAAAATCTGCATAATGGACAAGATGAAGTCCGAAAAAGTTCTGCGTATCCCCCACTCACACGAGCGCAGACTTGATTCAATTCACGAAATTCAGCTTGCATTTCTGCTTGAAACCGACAGAATTTGTCGAAAGCATAACATAAAATATTTTCTCGGCGGCGGAACACTTCTCGGTGCAATCCGTCACAAAGGATTCATTCCGTGGGATGATGATGCCGATATTATGATGTTGCGTGAAGATTTTGACCGATTTTGCGAGATTGCGCCAAAGGAACTTCCGAGCAATATGACTTTTCAATCGTACCATACGGACAAGGCTTGTTTCTATGAATTTGCCAAGGTCAGACTTGACGACACTTTCTTTGCAACCGACTTTGCAAAAGACCATCACGCAATGCACAACGGAATTGCGTTTGATATTTTCTGTCATGATAACACAGCCAATTCAGCAATCGGACGAAAAATTCATATGGCTGTGACTCTGTTCACAAGAGCGCTGGTGTTCAATAAATGGAACAATCGCAAGGCTGAAAACGGCAGTAAAATCCAGAGCATTGTAACAAATTTCTGCAAAAAAATATTTCCGCTCAGATTCAGTATGTGGCTTGAAGTCCGTACTTTAAAATTCTTTAAAAACAAAAAGAACGCAAAATATCTCTATGACGGAATGGGCAGAAATATTTATAACGGTGCTTTTCCAAAGGAATATCTTGACGATGTTGCTTATGCCGACTTTGAGGGTTACAAGTTCCCCGTGCCAAAGGAATATGACAAGTACCTTACTTTCCTCTACGGCGACTATATGGAGCTTGCACCGCTGTCAACGAGAATGGGTTGCCACGAAATTGCCCTCTGCGACATCGGAAAATATGACGGTTTCAAAATCCGCAAACCCGATTCTGAAAAATAATCAGCGTAAATCAGACCGATAAAGTAAATGTGACTTGACACTTACCTGTCGGTCTGCTATAATAATATAGCACATTTTGAGTGCTGTTGCGGAATCAGCTGAAGAGTAAGATTCATCTGAAAGTAAGCTCCGCCTCGGTTTCCCAACCGTGTAAAAATCAAGGGAATTTAAATTGATTATGCAAAGGTTGACACAATCATTTTCAACTTTCCATTTTCAATTTTCAATTTAATAAGCAGGTATGGCGGAATTGGCAGACGCGCATGGTTCAGGTCCATGTGAAAGCAATTTCATGCAGGTTCAAGTCCTGTTACCTGCACCAACAGCCGTTTCTTATGCAGGGACGGCTGTTTTGTATCGCATTTTCGGTCTGTCTTATGGTGATTTTCAAAATATTTGAATTAATTTTGAATAAAAAGCGAAAATCATGTTGACAAATCCGAAAATATGGTATATAATAATCAAGCTGTTGTTATTAAACAACATTTCGAGGTGTAGCTCAGTTTGGTAGAGTGCTTGGTTTGGGACCAAGATGCCGCAGGTTCAAGTCCTGTCACCTCGACCATAGAAAAAACCGCATTAGAAAGCCATTTTTAAGCTTTTTAGTGCGGTTATTTTTTTGCTTTTCATCTGCTAAAATACGCTAAAATACAAGAAAAACGGTTAAAAATGTTAGGCAAATGCAAGGCAGAAAAAGTTGTGATATTCACCTCACCTTTAATTTGCAAACTGTATCCGTGAGCTTGAAAGGATTGCAACAGAAGAAAATAATAAATAATAACAAATTCCCCTCACCCACTTTTTACAGCGGATGAGGGGGATTTTTTGCAATTATGTGTTTGTTATTTCGTTATGCAGTTTGTTTAATCGCTGAATTTATTCTTTCCTCAGCAATTTTGTAATACTTTTCGTCAAGCTCAACACCGATAAAATTGCGGTTTGTATTTATGCAGGCAATTCCCGTTGAACCTGAACCCATGAAGCAATCAAGGACGGTTGCGTTTTGTGAAGTAGTTTTTTTAATCAAAAATTCAAGGAGCTCAACAGGTTTCTCATTCGGGTGAATTAACTTACACGGCGGTACTCTTGGAACAGAAATTAAATCCTGTGGTCGTCCGTTTTTGAATTTAAAATCGTCATTCGGTATCCAAATAATGCTTTCGTATCTGCCGCCAAATGCCTTTTTTAAATCGCCCATACTGTGACTTTTCTTGTCCCAAATAAGAACATTTTTCGGCTTTAAACCGTTACGAATAAACTCATCAATGAAAATCTGCTGAACATCCCAACGGGTAAAACACAGTATGCCTCCTGTTTTTGCAATTTTTGACTTTATCAATGGGATAAAATCTGTAAATGGCTTTTTATCATTTAAGATTTTAGACATTCTTTTCGTCTTGTCTTTACACCACATTGATTGATAGTCAATCCAATAAGGTGGGTCTGTGACCAACAGGTCAACGCTGTTATCGGGCAAAGTTTTCAGCACTTCAAGACAATCGCCTTGATATAAATTTACCGTTTTAGTCACCCCATTTCTTTATTTATGGCATCCGCACCGCCACATAAAATTTGCAACGGTGCGAAATATTTAACATCAGCCAAGTGCTTTTTTAGCGTTGGCGATTTTGTTATCCTTTGCCCTGATGCCGTCATTGATGAGATGATAAATTGCATTGATTGTCTTCTCACCTACAATGCCATCAACTGTGACCTTACCTGCTCTCTGTGCCTCTTTAACAGCCTTTAAAGTGCCGTCACCGAAACCGTTTGAGTTATCGACCTTAGTCTTGATGATTTTCATGTTGTACAATGTAATCAACTGTTTCTTAAATGCGAGTATCGCTGTGTTGTGTAAACCGTATTTAATCATTTCTTCTTCATCTCCCGTGCTTGATTTTTTGATTATGTTGTTGTTGATAATAACATCTGTGTCAACATTGCCGTTAATGCCGTTGATTCTGCCGTTGTCTGCGTTCTGCCAAATATCGCAAGTCTTGCTTGGAGAACTCGACCACTGAGCAAGCCAAATGCTGTACTTGTTGCGGAGCTTTTTATAATCAAGATAATTGTTGAGCCAATTGAGATTACTGTACACCCCTGCACGGTAACCGCCCGATTTGATAGCATCACAAAAAGCAATTGCAATGTTTGTCAGAGCAGACATACCGAGCCTTGTCTGACCGCTCTCCTCGAGGTCATAATATACAGGCAATTCAAGTGTTTTATCCTTAATGCACGCAAGGCATACCTTAGCCTCCTGCTTTGCCTCTGCAACAGAGTATGCGTAAGAGTACCAATATACACCGACTGCAAGACCTGCTTTCTTAGCGTTTCTGTAATGCGTTTCAAATTCAGAGTCTTTCTGATAGGTTTCCTTGCCGAATCCTGCACGGATAATCACAGCATCAATACCGCTGTTCTTAACCTTGTTGTAGTCAACTCCTGTTTGACAATAGCTGACATCAATAGCAGTAACTTTCATAATTATTCCTCGCTTTCTGATACTTCGGGCAGTCCTGCAACGCTTGTCAGGACAGACAACACGCCTGCCAAAAGGCTTGCAGAGCCTACCGCAACCCAGTTTACATCTGTCATCACGGCAGATACACCGATTGTTGCAATAGCTGTCTGTGCTACCGTTTTAATAGCTCTGACGGCTGTTGCTTTTGCCCATTCTTTGGTAAAAATCTTTTTCATTTTCATTCTTTCCTTTCGCTGATTTTTTCAAGGTCTTCAATTCTGTGATTTGCGACCTTAATTTCTTCTTCCATAACCGCATTGTGCTGCTCAATTGCATATGTACGCTCGATGAGGCTGTTATGCTTGTCAACCTTTTTTTCGAGCTGTTCAATGCGATAATTCGACATTCGACTGTTAATCACGATACCCCCAAGAGTACCCACCGCAGAACCTGCAAGCGTGATTAAAGCAATAATGATTTCAGCCACTTATTACACCTCGCTTTCTATCGGCTCGTCAACGGTTGGATTATCGCCCCAAACTGCCATAACGGCATTGTAATATTCGTCTGACAGCACCGTTTTAAGCTGTTCTCTGCCCGATTTGCTGTTCATGTATGCGTTGCGGATGTTTCCGCCAACCTGCATTTCTTCACCGTTAAAGGTCAAAAACTGCTGTCTGAGTACCGACACGCTGTCCTTTGTGAGCATATCGAGTGTGATTTTTTCTTTAAGTTCCATAATTTTTACCTCCGTTATTTAATTTTGTACAAGCAAATCACATTAATTTGCTCGCCGTCTGCGAATGTATATGCGGTCTTATCCTGAGTCGAAAACTGTAGCCAAGTGTTATTTTTCGGAATGGCAAATTTAAAGAGCTTGCCAAGGTTTGAAATACCGACACAAAAAACATTGTCCTCGGAAATACATTTGTACGGCAAATCAATCAGCGGACACATGCTATTGCCGCTAAGGGATACTGCGTTCATTTTGACCGTTGCACTGACAATTACAATATCACCAATCGTCTTATACATACAGCTTGCACTTTTGATTTTATCTGCAACGGTTGAATAAGGTGTAAGCTTTGATGTTCCGCTTTCAATATTTGACGAATCGTATTTAGTCGCCAAGGCGGTTTTATCTGCTTTAACAAGCAGAGCATTGTAAACCGTACCACTTGTGAGATAACACGGGCTATTGTTTTTTGGCTCGCTGTCAAACGGCATTGAATCAAGCTTTCGGGCAATACTCTTGTCTGTTTTATCAAGCCTTGCTCCAAGCGAATTTTGACCGTCTCTTGCCGTGGCTATTTCGGTTTCAAGTGCAATTGCCCCGTCTGTTGCCTGTTCAATCCCCTCGTCCATATGGTTGAGGTTGTCGGCATTGAGGGGCGGAGCAGAGCCGTTCACAAAGACAATTTTATTGTATTTGTTCATTTTCTTTTACTTCCTTTCCTAATCGTTTTTCGCCCTTTGATGTGAGGGCAGTTATAAATCCGTCCATTTTCTTATTGAACACAAATGTTTCGATTGTCGGCAAATCTTCAAACGGAGTTTTAATTGTGTACTTATCGCCTGCCTCAAGCCACCAATACGAAAACAGCTTAATTTTTGTCGGGCGGTATTTATATACATCACCAAAAAAATTAACAGAATTATATTTTGTGCCGATATCACTTGCTGTTGTTCTGCACCTCATCAAAATGTTATCGGAAACATACCACGAAAAATCGTTACTGTTGCCATACAAAAACGCTTTTTTATCAGCAAACTTAGCACTGTACATACGGATAGGCTCAAGTTCGTAATCTTCAAAGGATAAATCTTTGTACGAATCGATTGTTTCAACGGAAGATTGAGAATACAGCCTTTTAAAACGCATTTTTCCGTCGGCATCTATAACGGCAAAGCTCAAAGTTAATTCTGCATAAGCTTGGATTAAATCTGACAAGGTAATGTCCTTTATAACCTTTTCCACGCAGGTATCATCAAATTTCAGCGGTACACTAAAGACAGATAAGCTCGGCGGTGAAACCCCTGTAATTGCATAATCTTTGGCAAATTCTGCGATTATTGAATAAAAGTTCTTAAAATTATCGTCTTTTTGATAGTGCGCATAACCATAAGCAAAACTGCCGTCCTCGTTCTCTTTGCCTGCAAACCACAAAGACATATCCACCTTTGACATATCATAAAAAGCGTCATAGGCTGTGATTTTGACGATGTTACGCTGTTTTTTATCTCTTTGAGCCGACTGAATTTTACCGTAGAAAACAGGACATTCAACCGTTCCTGTTTCGGCAGGACAAATAAGAGTATTTGACGGGTACAAATCATCTGACGGATACAACTCTGATTCAAGATATGTTGCCGTTATGATGACCTGTACCGTCTTTCCTATCAAAGCCGAGCAATCATAATCAATGAGTTTCACGCTCATTTCAGAGGCTATGCAACCGCCGAATTTCAATTCTTTTTCAACGATTTCATTTTCAAGCGAAAAACTGTCAAGCACGATACTTTCACCTGTTATATCCTCAAAACTGCCGTCAGGAGAATGCAGGGCAACGGTGTTGTAAAGTGTGTTTGTTTTCAGCTTATCAGCAATTTCTTTAGATACAAGCATTTTTAAGAATCACCCCTTAATACTCAATCAGCTCAACAGTAATCGGCTGATAGGTTATATCATTCTTTTCGGCATCCATTACGGTATATTCAATATCGGGAATATAAAAATAAGAGGTGTAATAGCTGTTCGTTTCATCGTTCCAATAAGTTACCCTGCACTTTCTCTGTAACTTATTCGCCATTGAGAGGTTGATAATCGACTGAAAATCAATCTTTTCGTCAAGATGAAGAATGTGAGTTGAAAACGAAATTTTTGTTTTGTAATTTGGCAGCGTTGCCCTTTGAAGCGTACCGTTCTGATCTCGTTCCGCAGAAGTTTCAAGTCGCTGATTCGGAGTTGACGAAAATGCGGTAATGTACTTATTCGGCATTATGTTGTTGCCGAATTTAAGCAAATAGCCGTTATAATTTGACATATCATTTCCCCCTTTATGCGAATGCGGATTTACCGTTGTGTCTGCGTCTGTAAAGCTCATCCTGTCTTATCATTTCTTCAAAAAGCGTTGAACCCTCAAGCTCGGCAGTAAACGAATAAGTGTTGCCGCCGTTATTGCGAAAGATAATGAACATTTCATAAATGTGTTTAAGCAGGTCAAGAATTTGTGTGAGAATCACTGTATCCTGACCGCCCGAATTGTCGAGCATACCCTGTAACTTGTTAAGAGGGGAAATAACCTCAGGGTTACCGCTGTTAGCGCCTGCGTTATCGCCGACAACCGCAAGTGTCGGAGCCTTAACAATACCGCCTTTTGCAAATTTTCGTGCCGGTGATTCCGTGGGTTCTTCAAATCTCGGAATAAGAGGCGGATTTTCAGGCATTGAAAAGCTCCAATCCTGTCCAAATGCCGCGCCGATAACACCCGCAATTCCGCCGATTGAATTAACAACACCCGAAACGAAATTATAAATGCCCGTCCACAACGCATTTATGCCGTCAATGATAGCGTTTATAATAAACTTAAACACGGCACAAATGCCGTCCCAAATACCTTTGAAGAAGTCGTAGATACCCTGCCATGCTTTTTTCCAATCGCCTGAGAAAACACCTGTAATGAAGTCAATAAGACCGCCGAATGTTTTCTGTATAGAGGTAACCAAGCCACCGATAAATGTAAACACATTATCAAACACCCTTTTTACGGCATTGAAAACATTCTGAAATATAGGTCCCCAAAAACTGACAAGCCAGTTTACAAACGGTGACAGGAAGTTATTCCACACGATTGAAACACAGTCTGCAACCTTGCCGAAGAAGTTTATTGCACCTTCAAAAACAGGCTTCAGCCAGTTTTCCCAAGCTGATTTTACGATTGCTACGATAAAATCCCACGCAGGCTTAATCCATTGATTGTAAACATTCATCAGTGTTGTGCCGATATTGGTAAACATATTGCAGATATTCTGAAAAATCTGCTGTCCGTTGCCGTTCCACCAATTACTGATAATTGTTCCAATATCTCCGAAAATCTGACCGATAAAGTTAAACACATCTGCAAACTGCAATTGTAAATTTTCAAGAAATTCTGTGATTGTTGCACCGTCATTTTCAGTCCATTCAACAAGGCTTTCGGTTGCAGTTGAAAACGCACCCGAAACAACTTCGCCGACTGAGCCCGCAAAGGTTGTAAGGCCGCTTAAAAGATTGAAAATTGATTCTTCCATTTGAGGGCGAACATTGTCAATTGCATTACCTGCAAGTGTACCGAAATTATCAAAAAATGTTGAAAGGTTGTTATAGCCGTTTGTAAGATTGTTGCCTATGGTGTCGATAAAGCCGATAATCTTTTCCCTGTCTTTTGAAATCCACTTAGCAACACCGCCTGAAATGGTCTGAAACGACTTTCCGCCGATTGTTGCAACAGCTCCGAATGCAGAGCCGATTGTCCCGAGTTTTGCAGAACCGACCTTTTGCATTGTGCCGAATGCCTTTTGAACTATTGGAACAGCATTATCAAAAACAGTCTTGCAGTTCTTGCCTATAGCTGACCAATCAACCTTGTTAATACCTTTCTGTACATTCTCGACAAAGCCTTTGAATCCGCTTTTTTCGTATAGATTTTTGAATGTCCCCGAAAGGTTTTTGCTTGTGTCCTTGACAACATTCTTTGCAACAGGTCCGCCCGATGAGCTTTTTGATGAAGATGTATCTGACTTTGAAGAACTATCGGTACTTGAAAGCACATTCAGCTTATCAAAGCCCGCAACACTTCTCTTTGCTTTTTCGGAACTTTTCTGAACATTATCAAGTGACTTTGAACTGTCATCTGCCGTATTCGTAAGGCTTTTGGCAGAATCGGACGCAGATTTGATATTGCTTGCGGTGTTATTGCCTGTATCCCAGCCGAAGACCTTTGAGAGCGATTCAACCGCACCTTTGGCATATTCCGTTAAAGTTGCAAGTGCGGAACTCAACCGCTTTACAACCTGAGTTGCCACCTGAAGAATAGGCTGACCGACTACGGCAAGGAGCTGTTTCCAACTTTCTCTGAGGTTGCCCGTTACATTCTCCCAACCGTCTACTTCACGGCTTGCCTGTCCCATAGCACCCGAAAGCTGATTAGCGTCCTTGACCATTTGCAAAAGCGTGAGCTGTTTCTGCGATTCCGACAAATCCGTAAATGACTTGCCATACAACTTATTAGCCGCCGCATTTCGTGTGGTTTCAGTACAGGACAAACCGAGTGCGGCGTCATTTTCAAAGTTGCCTTTCAAGAACGATTTCAGGCTTTCTGCGGTGTCTTCAAGCGAACGGTCGTAATATGCGGCACTGTCGGCTGTTACTTGTAAAGCCTCCTGCATCATTCTCAAAGCACTTGAACTGTCCATACCCGTAGTTTTTGCAAAGGCATAAATGCTTGTGCCGACACCCTGTAATCGGGTTTCAAGAATACCGCTTTGATCGGCAACGCTCTGAATGGCTGATTCTGCCTGTGACTGCATTGTACCGAATGTCTGCTCAAACTGCGAATTTGCCGCATTGACTTCCGCAGCCGATTCAATGCACTGCTGACCGAACTCCTTGATTTTGGCAACGGAAAAGGCGGCAACCACAGCTGTACCGATTTTCTTAAACGAAGATGAAACCGAATTGCTTAACTGCTCACTGCTGCCTTTGATGTTTGAAAACTCTTTCTCGGTTTTCTGAGAAACGCCCTCCGAAACCTTTGAAAAGGACTGTTTCATATCCGTGCTTACATTTTCAAAATCTTTTGAAAGACTTGAAAATGCCGAATCAAACTTTTTTGTAATTGAATCGGAAATCTTATGCAATGTTTTGGAAATATCATCACCCGTAAGCCTGACATCAAGCTCAATTTCACCCGCCTTTGTCGCCATATTCACCACTTCCTTTCATTTTAGATTTTTTAAAAACAGGCATAAAAACAGCGCACACCGCTATGATGTACGCTTAAAAATTTTGCAAAAGAACAGCCACCCCATTTGGAGTGGCTTTTTGTTTTAGTTGTTGAGTTCGTAGTATTTGATGTCGATTTTCGGAAGTGACACATTGTTGCCCATTACGGTTTCATATGTATAGTCGCCGTCACAAGTTCCCCAGAATGTGATTACATCATCTTCAAGGAGTTTGTCCGCACCGTCAGGAATTTCTACAGTTGCGTAGATTGTATCAGTCCACAATGGTTCATCAAGATACTCATTTTCTTCTTTGGTTATATTGATTCTCAGGTCAACCGAATCGCCCCAACCTTCCTGAACCTGAATAATCTGACCTTCAAACTTGTAGTCATTACCTTTGTACTTGTCAGGGTTTCTTGAAAGAGTTTTAAAGTCGACTGTTTTGCAACCGTCTTTAAATTCTTTTTCAACCTTCTTCGGGTCTTTAGTAGGCTTTTCTGTTGCAACTTCTTTTGTGGTCGGTGCTTCTGTCGCTTTTTCAGTTGCTTTTTCTGAACTCTGATTTGCAACAGTAGTTTCCTGCTTTGATTTGTTTGAACCGCTGTTACCGTTAATTGCACCGTTTACACCGCCAACAATCATAATAGCAACAACGATAATAACCCAAAAATACCAACGCTTGTAAATTTTCTTCTTCGCATTTACAGGATTTACGGTTGCCGAGGTTGAATCGTTTCCGCCAAAGCCTGCACCGCACTTGTCGCAAAATTTTGCATCGTCCTTTAATTCGTTTCCGCAATGTGGACATTTCATAAACATACACTCTCCTTAATAAATTTGTTAGTGTATGTTACATTTTATCACTATATATTAACATTGTCAAGAATTTTGTAGATACAGCGAAATTTATGTACAAATTTACAGATTAGCAAAAAAGTTTTGAAATTCTGCAAGAACGGTGTTCATATCTTCGTCTGAATAGTGCTTTACATTCCTTGACCGCCATTTGTTGCGGATTTTATGCTGTGACGAAGTAAAGTTTTTCAAGACTTCTTTGTCGGTTTCAAGGCGAATTTGAACCGTTCTTGCAAGCGGTGTTTCGGGTCCTAAGCCTTGCAGAAGTGAGCAGAACTCATTCCAACTCATTTTTGCAAAATCCTTTGAATAAATGCTGACCCCGTACTCCGAGCGAAAGCTCGACACGATTAAATCAAAGTCATCAATCAGGTCGTAGCCGGGGTCTGAACTTCCCCCTCGTCAGTCAAATCGCCTGTTGCAATTTTGGCAGATTCGCTGATAAGGGCGTTGAAATCGTGCATATTCAGTTTTAACTTTTCAATCTTTTCTCTCTCGGATTCATCAAAAAGAAGATGATACATTTCGATAACATCTTTACTTTTACCGTTGCCGTCCTCAAAAAGTGCCGCAACTTTGAGCATTGAAACTGCGTCATTGTTGATTGCAAGGTCAACATTTTTAACTCTGACACTCGGCTTTTCCTCAAAATTAAGCTTGTCTGTAATATCAATTAACTTTGACATAATCGTTCATTCCTTTCGTTTTTTAAGCGGCTGCTGTATATACCGGCTTGCCATTTGACATAACTTCAAATTCAAGCGGAGCAACACCCGTACTTGCGCCTGCACCGTTTGATGTAACGGATACAACTGCATTTTTAAAGAGGACGGTTGCACCGTTGGGGAAGGTCCACATAAACGAAACTTCTGCCTTTCTGCCGTTTTCAAATGCAAGGGCGGCAATCTGGTCATTGCCTGCGTCACCGATTGTACGCTTGCCCTTTACCGAAATTGTGATTGACTTTGCTGTCATAAGCCTTGACTTCCAGCCCTCGTTTTCAAAGGCTGTCCATTCCTCGACACCGTTGTCAAATGCAACAGAAAATTCTTCGCAGTTAGCAATATTTGTCGTGGCGGATTCTGTTCCTGCCTTGCCAACCGCAAACTGATTTTCATAGCATGGGAATACTCCCGATTCAACTTTTGCCATAAAATTACTTCCTTTCGTAATAAAATTTAACTTCAATGACCTGCTCATACACACCCTTGTCGTCTGTTCCCACATCAACGGGTTCTTCCGTGAGCAGTTCGATTATATAGATTTTGTGTTCCTTAATTTCAACATTTTTAATGTCGTAAAGCGTTTCGTAAAGTCTGCGTGCAAACTCCTCGGTTTCTCTTGCGTTGTCGGTGTAATGGATAAGCAAAGACACGCTTATTGTATCGTAGGTGCTTTCACCGCCGATTGCCCTTGTGGGTGTTCCCGACTGCTTTAATGAATACACACCGATGGACCTGTCCTGCTTGTTGTCAAGCTTGCCGATGTAATAATGCTCGGCTGAGGTAACGCTTTTGAGCCAATCTCTGATGTCCGATAAGTAAATCAAAGTCCTGTATTTCTCCTATATATTTTAGTGAATGTTTGACTGCAAAAATTCTGCCGTGTACCGCCCTCAAGCCACGGTGAGAACCATTTACCGCCGGCGGCAATGTTTTCCTTACGGCTGAAATTATACTCGGGATGAAAATACAACCGTCTTGCATACGGAGTGCTTGACACGATTTTAACCGTGCCGTTCCAACTCTGCGCACAATCTTCAAAGGTATTTTCGTTCTGAAGATTACCCGTATCAAACGGCATTACCTGCTTGTTTTTCACCCGTGTAAGAAGTGCGTCACCTGTCTGTTCAAGAGCCTGTTGCTTTGCCCTATCAAGCTGTTTTACAACAGGCATATTGAGTTTGATTTTTGATGATACCGAAAATCCCATTAAATCACATCCAATTCCGTAAAATTAACTTTGCCGTCGGGGTTGCGGTGTTTTGTACCCTGTACGATGTTTCGTTTTACGCCGTCAAGGATTACAAAGCCACCGCTTAAAGTGGGGCTGTCGGGAGCAATGTCGCCGTCAAAAAGCAAGACAGCCGACACCTGAACAATTTTCTGCTCTTTGGTATAGACCGTCTTTGCCTTTGACTGCATATTACACAAGGCAGAGCCACCGTGCAGGGTTGCTGACGGGTACAAGCTGTCGGAGGGATACAGATTTTTGCATTCAAACACGGTCAGGGGTGCTCCGTCTTCGGTAACACCCTCACCGTAGATTGTGACCTCGACAGGAGTTTTGCAGAACTGCTTTTTTACAAGTGACGGAAATTTCACGGTTTTCACGCACCTTTCAGATTGCAGGATAACAAAGTCCTGTTGATTTTAGCAACGCATAGAGGTCGGCAGGAATTGCCACTCCGCTGATGCACATTAAGTTCCAGCTTGCGCCAAATTCCATTGATGTGCCGTTGATTGAATAGCTTTTCAGATAGGAAGAAATCATATCGGCATTTTCTTCTTCAAAAGCAGTAAGTCTGCTATGCACTCTGCCGATGATTCTCTTCTGCATTTCCGAAAGTTTTTCAAAATCAATGCGGTTAAAAGTCAGAACATCAATGTGTTCGGCAGAGATAATACTGTTTTCATCTCCACCCTGATGTTCAATGTAATCAGCATACATTACGCAACCGCCGTTGTGTCAACATCGGCATAAATGCTGTCAATTTTGCCGTCCTTGCCGTTCGGGAATACGAATGTGTCGGAAAGCGAACGGTTCTGATAGAGCCAGCCGTCACCCTCTGTGTGTGAGCCGGGAGCAAAGAAGTAAATGCTTGAAATCTTCGGAACAGTCTTGCAGGTTTCACCGCAAGCAACAAGAACATTGATTTTGTGAGCGCCTGTTGCAGGCTCAAAACCGCCGTCATCGGGGTTAAAGTTGAAGTTATCGTAGAAACGCTCATCGTCAATAACCTCGATGATAGGGCAACCGTCAATCTCGGTCACTCTTGTTTCAATGCCGATACCGCCCTCTGCAATCTGTGTAAGCTCAATCTTGCGAGTGAACTCCGTTGACTGTTCAAGGCAGTCCATAATGTGAGATGTCACATAGGCAACAAGTGTGCCTCTTGCCTTGTATCTGCGGAGCTTGCCGGCAGAGAGAATTGTTTTGAGCTTTGAATAAGCGTTCTCCTTAGTCCACTCCGATGTCTTTGTTGAAGAATGATATCCGTCTGTTGCCTGAGCCTTTGTTGCAACCTTTGAGAAGAAAAGTGCGTCTGTTTCGGGAGCAACCTGTGTCTGTTCAAATGTCTTTGAGATGTTCTCAACGCTTGCAGTCGAATTTGTTTCATCGACATCTGCCTTGTCAACGAGGAACTCAATATCACGGTCGTGTTCGCAGGTGAACGGAACATCTGTCTGAATATATTTGCCCTTGTTCCAACCGCCGTTGCGATTGTGGTTCTTAAAGCCTGATGTGCTCATCTGTGTGAAGTGGAAAGTTCTTGCGCCAACCCACTTTACATTTGAAGTGATGAATGGTGATGTAAGTGTGCCCTGAACAAGAATTTCGAGCAGATCAGGGCTGAACTGCTCGGCATAGTTATTTGTGTTTGCCATGATTTTTTCAATCCTTTCTTTGGTTAAATATTAAATCTGTTCCATTTTTTGGTAGGAACATTTGCCTTTGGTTTTGTACCGTCCGATGTACCGTTGCCGTCACCGCCGATTTTCTTAACTCCTGTGCCGTTCTCGGCAGGTTTGCCCTTGAGTGCGGGGATATCGTCAAGCACCTTTTTAACAGCCTCTGTCAGCTTTTCCGCATTGACCTTGCCGTCTGTCACAGCCTTTGAAAAGTCTGCAATTTTAAGCACATACGGAACGGTTGCAATGTCAACGCCCTGTTTTACGGCTTCGAGGGTTGCCGACTGGTTGACTTCTGCCATAAGCTTTGCGTTGTTTGCGGATTCAACTTCCGACTGCATTTTTGCAAAGTCGGGAGTGTTCTTGGCTTTCTGCTTTTTAAAAGCACCGATAGCCTCTTTCATCTCATCGGCTGACAATCCCTGTTCCTTAAAATATGACTTCAAAACGGTGTCCTCTGTCACGCTCTGTTTGCCTGTAATAAGGCTTGCGAGCTTGTCATAATCAAAGGCAGGAGCGTTTTCCTGTGGAGTTCCCTGCGGTGCAGGTGTCGGTTCATTGGGGGTTGGTGTTGGATTTGGTTCTGCCATTTTTTCATATCCTTTCAGTTTTTCGGGTGTCTCCCGTAATCAGTTTATAGAGTGTCTCTCTGTTTCAGTTTTGCACGGTGTCTCCCGTAGTTTAATGTCTTCGGACAATAAAAAAGCACCTTACATATTCGTAAAGTGCTTAATCCGCTTTTTCTGTTTTTTCTGTTTTAACTGCTTTGGCTCTCGGCTTTTTGGGAGCGTCAGGCTTGACCTCTTCTGCAAAACCACCGTCAATGAGTTCCTTTGCTCTCTGCTCGGAGCATTCAAAAACTTCATTCACAGGTCGGGTTACATAGCCGTTCTGCCTGTCATTAAATGCTGTTGTTACTCTGATTTTCATTCTGTCACCACCTTTCTAAACCGGTCGAAATCGACGGGTTTAAATACAAAAAGCACCCTATAATCAACATTGCTGTCGATTATAAAATGCTCAATTCGTAATTTTATGCTGTTTTTGTGAATTGCATATAACAAAACCGCCCTTTTTACGGAGCGGTTAGATTATGCCACTATTTTTTAGATATTGCATTTTTTGTTTCTCTCTAAGCTTACTGTAAAGTGCTTCAGCATCTTTAGCTTCTTGTGGAGCATCTTCACGCAAAGTGACATTTAAACCATTTGTTACAAGGTACGGCTTAAACGCATTCCATAGAGATTTTTGTTCTTCAGTTTGTATCAATCTCATACCATCATCACCCTAAAAGTTTGCTGACTCTGTACTCATTATACACTTCATCCATAGCTTTATCTTTTAAGCATTCAAAAGCATACTCACTTATATCCTCTATATTATAACCGTTATTTATCAATTTTTCAACCTTTGGAGCATAAATTTTATTAAGGTAATCGCAATATTCAAAATAATCGTTAATACTTCCGAATTTTGCTCTGTAATTTTTAGCGTCTTGCCAATGAATCAGTTCGTGCAGAATTGTACTCAATCTGTCTTGCGGACAAGCCAAGTTTTCTTGTAAGCCTGACAAATCACTTGTTGAAAAGTATGCTGAATTGACATTTAGAACATTTTGCATTGGCATATATGAAGCAATAGCATTTACTCGCATTTCTTCGGGAGTGACAATACAAATTTCAGGCTTTCCGCTTGTTTCAACCTCTCCGAGCATATCAAACGCTTTTCTCACTTGCATATCAAAATTATGAAGTTCTTTTCGTTTTAGCTTTACCTTATCTGAAATATAAACATTGTCACACAATGCATTTGCCTTGCGGGTATCAATTGTAATTGTTTCGCCCTCAATTTTGCGTTCAAAAGTTTTTGATATATCTTCCTTAAAAACAGGTCTGTAATATTTTTGTTCATCAGTCTTCAAAGAAAATTGTTTCACCTTTTCTTCAAGCATATCAGCCCTATCGTGCCACTCATCGGCTCGGGTTTGGGCAATGCGTTTATTGTCCTTATCAAGACTGTATTCGGCACGGCGGTCAAAGCGTTCTGCCTGTCGCTGTGCATACTGCTGTTTTTCCTCAATTCCTCGCTGACGGTCAAGCTCTTTGATTTCATCTTCAGACAACGGTGCGTCCAAATCATCAAGTTCGGGATAATATGTACTTGTGCTGTCCTTACATCTCGGATGAAACAAACCGTTCTTGATTGCGGTTGAGAGAAGCGGATAGTTTCCGTCTGACTTTTTGCCGTTTGAATAAACATCGTCAATAAACACCTTGCCGATATATTTTGCACAATCAGGGCAACCGCCCTGTCTTGAGTTCACAACAACGAGGGATACTCCCCATTCGGCTCGCTTTTCGCCCTCACCACGCAGATAGGCTCTTTTGTTGGCTGTTTTAACCGCCATATCCGCATAATCCGAGAGCGTATGCCTTGCACCGTTTTTGTATTCCACACAATTTAGACCTGCGTTGAGCATATCTTTACAAGCCATATCAACGGCTTTTTCGTATGTAACCGCACCCGTGTTCATTGCAACCTGTGCGTTAAAAATCGCCTTGCGGTACTTGTCGTTGCTCATACGCAAAACTGCCGTTTCTGCCCTCTTTAAATCGTCTGTGGTCGATTTTATGAGTGCATCAAGTTTACGGTCATTCACCTTAAAAAACTCGGCTGTGCTGTGTGCTGACGGCTTTTTCGGGGCTTTGAAACCGTCCTTGACAGCTTCAAGAATTTCTGCCTCCTGACTTGCATTTCCGTCAGCTTTGGCGGTGCGAATCATCTCTTCAACCTTGCTGTTAATGGTTTTGAAACGCTTGCCGAATTTCTTTGCGTTGTGCTTACGGTACTCTTCAAGACTTTTGAGCTGTTCAGCCTGCCATTGTGTCCAGTTGTAACCCTCTTTGGTTTCTTCGGCTCTGTGACGGCTGAAATTTCTCATCATGCTGTCAATCAGTTCATCTTCGATTTTTTCAAAGACTTCTCTGATATTGTAATCACTCATTGTTTACCTGTGTATCGTTCTGTTCGGGATTGCTTTCGGTTTTTTCTGCATTATTTTCCGCATTTTCTTCATCATCTGCGTTATTGTCAGGTTCTTCTGTGTCAGTAAGGTCCACATCGTCAAGCTCCGATTTTTCTTCTTCGCCTGCAATGCCCTGTTCTTCCTTAATTCTCTGCACCTCTTCGGCTTTCCAATCCTCCGACTTGCTGTCGCCGTAAAGCTCATCAACCGAGGTTTTAACTGACATCAAACCGCCCTGTCTTGCTTTTGACACGGTTTCAACCTGACTTTCAAAGCTCGGATTTGCATATTCGCCGAAGTTTACGGATACTTCCAAGCCCTCAACAATACCCTTGCCGTTAAGTTCCCCGTCTGCATTGAGTACAACTGCAACAAGGCTTTGAAGTGCGTTCTGCGTGATTTTGACAAGGTTCTGCCTTGTGTAAAGGGTTGTCTTTTCCTTTTCACGCTGAGCGTCTGCATTATCAAGCTTCTTCGTATCAATGCCGAGAGTTGACGGCGATATAATGCCCTGTAAGCAGAGGTCGAGGGCAGTAATGTATGAACTCAAATAGCTTTCGTGCTGAATCTGCGGACTTTCGGTGTAAATCCTGTTGCCGTTGCCGTTTTCAGACATATCGTTGCCCACCGTGATAAATCGGTTGTCAAACGGATTTGGTGACATCGGCTGACAGGTTTCGGGATTTCTCGGAACAAGGCAGTTAGGCACATACTGCTTTGTTCGGCAGGCTCTGAGTGCGTCCATCCACTGTGACCACACTTCATCAAGGCTGTCGAAAGCGTCTGTTTTTATGCCAATAATGCCTGCACCTCTGCCCTTGTGGCACGATTTGCCGTAAAGGACAGGTACAGCCCACATATATGATTCGTCAAATGTAACGCCCTTTGAATCAATCCACGAAAGAGCGTCAACCGTGTGCAGGTCAATCTCTTTGCCGTTGTCATCATACAAAGCATAGTGAATATAGCCGTAACCGTATGTTTCTTCAAAACGATAACGGCGGTGTTTTTGCGTGTAATCGGTGTAAAACTTAACCTCTCGGATTCTGCCACGCACATATGTAAAGTCGATGTTTTCGGCAGGATACCATTCAACAATCGGCACATCTGATACAGCCGTGTCAAAGCTGACCTTAAAAGCACCGTCACCGACAACACATAGGTCACGGAGCATTTGCTTAACCGTGTCGGACAATTTGTTCTGCTTTTCAATATCTTCCCAACGCTCAGCATAAGCGGTTGAATTTTTACTTGTAACATCTGTGCCGTTGTAGTCGGCAATTACAATATTCACAAGCGTTTCGCAGATGAGTGCCGGCAAGCCCGTGTGTATTTTACGGATTTCAAGCCCCTCTGTACTCTTTGCCGCCCAAAACATAGTTTTGTTTGTGTCAATCTGCTTGTACAGCTCCGCAAGCTGTCTGCTGTTGCCCCAATACCAAATGCGATTGATAAAGCACTCGGTCAGATGATTGCTTGTCTCGGTAACGGTAATTGTTTTGTCGCTTGCAGGAGTAATCTGCAAAAAGTTTTTAATTCCAGATCTGATAAATTCAGCCATTCTGTTAATCAGCCCCATTTATTTCACTTCCAATAATATTTTTAAACGGCAGCCACGCATATTGACCGCTGTTAATGCAATGGTCGTGACCGTCCTCGGGTGTGTTGTCTTTATCCTCTCGCCAGCTGTAAATTTCAAACTCGGCAATCGTGTTTTTACAATGTTCAAGCACAAAATAACAGTCAGTGGCAAGCCAGCCGAGTACAAGATTGATTCGGTCGATAATCTTCGTTTTCTTCCATGCATTTGCAAAGTCATAGACACAGCCGTGCTGTCGCTTATACTTTTGAAATTCGGTAATAGTCGCTTGGTCGGCGCTGTCAATAAAAGCCGTGCGTGCAAAGCCCCATTCATCACGGTTGCGGTCAAGAAAATCAATAAAATTCTTCACTGTGTCACTCGGGGCAATAGGTGTTTGCATTTCGGCATTGTTGTAAACTCTTTCATCAAGCTGAACACACTTACCGTGATTGGTAATGCCGTAAAATGTCATTGCGATAGTGTCAGGCGACTTCTGCGAATAGGCGGTATCAAGACCTGCTGTGAACTGAACAAAGTGTTCCGACTTGCGGTTACAGTTCAAAAACTTTCCTGCCCAGTCTTTTGATTTGATATGTCTTGCCCTCTCAAAATTCGGGAACACAAGACCTGTTGCTCTGCCTCGCAAACCTAAGATTTTATTTTTATAGAGCTTCGTACCTTTCGGTGCAGAGTTCTTTTTCTTTTCGATTTGCTCGGGTGTAAGACTTAAATTGTCGGCAAAAGAAAAGAACCAATACCGCCAATTCGGTACAGGTTCTTCGGTAAGCTCCGCCGTAATCTCGGGAGGAACATCGTTTTCATATTTTTTAAAAGGACGGGAGCGGTTGACAAACTCCTTATACACAGGCAGGCTCGGATCATCGGGATTCAGCGTTGCAAGCATATAGTCATTACGGGTTGACATCTCTCGGATGAACTCGATATCGGCGGTGTTGATTTCGTCAATATAAACGCACCCAAACTGCGCACCGAGAACCATTTCCCACTTATCCCGACTGCTGTAACCGAGAATATAGATAATTTTGTCCTCAAACTTGATATGCGGTAGCTTGTAATCCTTGTCGCCGTTACCGCAATAGACAGCGTTGCGGTGCAAGTCAAGAATACCGTTGTCCTGTTGAATTATAGTTTCCTCAGCCTTGCCCGTAGTTTTGGCGGCAATTGCGTGAAGCTTCTTCGGCGACTGCGACACCATTCGCATAAACTTTACGCCTGCTCCGACGGTAGTTTTGCCGGACGCTGTAGTTCCTTCAAGAAATTCAGCCGACACATTTGTTGTGTTGATAAAGTCGATATACTTTTGTGACAACGGGAATTTGTTACTCACTCAGTCCCTCACCACCCAACTGTCTGAACACATCGGATAGCTTTTCGGACTGCTCAACCTTTGCGTCAACCTTAACGGTGTATTCGCCCGTCATCTTGTTGAGCGTGTCAATCGCCCTGATTCTGTCGGAGGTGTCCTGCTCAGCACTTCGGGCAATATCGGACAAAGCAACCTGTCTGTCCTTTGCACTCATAATGCGCTCATCTTTGAGCCTATCGGAAAGCTCTTTGATATAATTTGCGATTGTAGTATTTTGTAGTAATTTTGAAGCATTGGTATTAGCATATTTTGCGGAATATCCTGCCTTAACAGCACTCTCAGCGGCGTTACCGCTTTGTGCATAATATTCAGCAAATTTACGCTGTCTTGCATTTAATTTGTCTTTCACGGTATCACCGCCCTTTCGTTTTCTCACAACACAAAACCGCCCTCGGGGTGAGAGCGGTCTGTGCAATTTTTATCTTAGGAGAGTTTCGCATATGTCCTGTTTGTCAAACTTTCATAATACCATTATACGCAGGGTAAGGGTGACATTCAATGACATTTTAAAATAATTTTACGAAAAATCGAACTTTTTTCGGAATGCCTGTAACGCTTCGCCGTGCAACCTCAGGGTATGCCTTACGCTCATTTCCATACACTCTGCAATATCTTCCCACCGATGACAATTTATGTAATACTCGGTCAAAATCGCAATGTAACGGTAATCATCAAGTGCGTTGATTTTACTGCGAATTTCAGTTTTCAACCGTACAAGATTGTCAATCTCCCGATTGATTTCAGCCTGTAGGTCTGCAATCCTGTCAACAATCCGCATAGGGTCATTAACTCCCGATGTCTTAACAGGTTCGTTTTGCTTAACCGATACCTGTGCAATATTCAGCCTAAGTTTCGACAGCTCGTGTTCTTTCGTTCTGATCAGCTTATCCGAAACCCTGACCGAATATAAATAATCTTTAACCGTCAATCCGCATCACGCTCCTCCTCGTCAAGCATACCAAGTTTCTGTGCCAACGCAATAACAGCGTTTACAATCAAATACAAATCCTTGCCTTTAATATCGCACATTCGATAGCTGACCTTGATAGTTTCTTCTTCGTTGTCGATTTCATCAAAACCAACAACTACACCTTTATTTAAGGTTTCTATTTCGCCGTTATCGTAATTAACGGTAATATTTTTAATGTCTCTCATTCTTCTACCTCACTTTCAAGCCAATGTTTTGTGCAGTCAATACAGCTGTTATTGAATCGCTTTTCCATAGGACAACCGACATACGGAGTTCCGTACGGGCAACTGAAAAAGTCTATACAACTTCGAGCCATTTCATCAATACTCATTGATTTAATCCTTTCAAAATTTGTCATTCTTAACTTTTCATTGCAGCTGATTTTCTGGATATGCGACACTCTAAATACAGTATTTTTAACTACTTCATTATTCTCATCAATACAAAAATAAAAATTTAACGGCACTGATAAATTAGGATTGTCCGCAAAAGCTTTTTCGCCAGTTTGGTGTAATATGCCTGCGTATATCGCTCCATCATACAGAGTAATTGTTACATCCTTACCTAAATACTTTTCAAATTCAGTTCTTGTCATTATTTTCACTCCTTATCCATTTTTGCTCCGCAGTAAGGGCAATATGGATACAAATCAATACCCTCGCTAAAAACGCCCGCATAAAGAGCAATAAAATTACCACACTCAGAACATAAATAAATTGCACAGTCGACACCCTCGCTGTCATATTCCCAACTTCCGTGCTTAATCTCTTGCATTTCACACACGGTTGCTTCGTTAGGTTTGCTTCCGTCAATCTCAATAATGCGTTTTACATTTTCGGCGTTTTTCTTTGAATTGAAATACAAAGTGAAATTGCTACCATTATAATCGGGTATATCCAACGCATAGTAACCGCAAATATCACGGATTTTTAATTCTTTTTCAATCATTGTTTTTCACGCTTCCTTTTTTCGGCAATAACATGCAAGCCTTTGTAACAATCATTACATATCTGGATTTTAATTTTTCTCTTTCTTTCAATAGGAATCACAAGCCCACTACCGGAATCAATATCCATCATCCCTACATAAAATTCCTTCATTTTAACATTGTGCGGATTTGAGATAACTTTGTTACAACAATCACACTGATAGACTCTCATCGCTCTTCACCGTCCATTTCATCAGACCAATCTAATTTCTGACCGCAATGGTAGCAGTAATTCATTATGTTGCCTGTGAATTTTCTTCCGCAGTTAGGGCACTCATATGTCTGCACATAGCGGATTACCTGTTTATCAGATTTAACAGGCTTTTTTGGCTGATTCAACGCTATGATCTTCTCAAAATCGTTGTAGTCTTTTTCGGTTTCGCATCTGATTTCAACAACTTTAAATGGCTGTTTGACAGGTTCAAATTCCATTGTTTCTTTATTAAGTGTAAATTCCATTATTTTTTACCGTCCTTAATAGGCTGATTCCAGCATTCAATGCATGAACGCTTGCAATCGTGAGTATCGTTTAATCCTAGCATATATGGACAGATACCGTCAGGTACTCCAGCATCATTAAGTTTGGCGTCTGGATAATTTCGCAGGAATTCAGTTAAATACGTTTTCTGCGGATGCTCATCGCTCCACCGCTGAACAACTTCGATTGCCTTTTCGGGATAGAGCATTTCAAAAGCTGTACATGATTGCCCTTTATTGTTATTTATGCTACATAAAGGACAGTTAGAGCAGCCAAGTTTACATAGCCCATTCTTTGCTCTTTTCGTCATTCTTCGTTTTTCAGCGAAATAATTTTCGGTTTTTGAACAATCAATCATTTTCTTCGTCTCCTTCAAAATTAACAACTTTTCCATTGTCGGTGTAATCTCTGCGGTCAAATTCAAGTTTCAGTTTGTCGATAACCACACGGTCGATATGTTCCCAGAACACTTCGTCAGTGTCGGAATGTTCAATTATCTCGGTCATCGACTTCAAAGCCTTTGCACATCTGTCACGACCAAAGCCGAAATCCTTATGCAAGGCAAATACAATTGTCTTAAAAATTCGTCTTGTGACGTCCGCAATTTCCTTGTCCTTGACTTTCTGATATTCCCTGTCGGCAAGGCGGTTAATCTCCGCCATAGTCTCTCTTTTCAGCTTAACGGGTATTCTTGCTTTCAATGTTGGTTCTCCTTTCGTCAATCTTATCAAGTGCAGTTACAATCAACGAGCTTTTGGCTTTGGTGTCCATAAGCTCTGCCTGATAGTAAAACCGACCTGTTGTATTACGTCTGATGATACAGCCTTTCAGAATGTATTCTGCTCCATTGTACAGCACGGTTCTTTCAAGGTTGCGTTTAACTTCTGAGATATTCACAGTTCTTCCACCTTGATGTAAATACCCGAAACCTCTGCCCAAAACTTTTCACATATCTCACTTGCAACAAGTGCGTCATCAGACCAAAATCCGAGAGCGGTCATACAGTCTTTTAGCATTTTTTGCAAATTGTCTGTGTCGGGTTTTGTTATACGATATTCGCCGTCCTGATGTTTACCACGAGGAAAGCACCACTTTGTTATCAGTCTGACACCCGACTTGTACGGGTCTGACGGTTTAAATTTTGCTAAATGTGACATGAGCTTTTCTCTTGCCTGTTTCACCTCGGGCGGATTGTAAAAAACAGGTTTGCCGTTTTTTACCATAACTTTATGTTCCTGTGCAGTTACGGTCGGCGGTATCATCGCGATGAAAAATTCAGTCTTCGTTGTATTCGATTTCATAATAATCAGCTCCGTGCCATACTTTAAATTTTGGGTCGTAAACTATGTATCCATTAGCGGCTACCTTATCCAATACATAACTTATCAACGCAGGATTTTTGGAAATCCACTTCATTACTTCGTCGTTGATATAACAATAATCCTCTCCATCTTTTTTTCGTTTTAGTGGAGGCATTCTTTTAGCGACTTTTAATCTTTTATCTTTTGAAGTCGATTTGCATTTTGCCATTTTTTACCATTTCTTTCTTAACTTTAAAATTTTGCTTTTAGTCACAGGTCAGGGGAAGGAGTTGTTGTGCGTAAGCTTCGCACAACTACTTCACCCCTGTGACCTTAGGGAACGGACATCGTTTATATATACGGTAGTATATATACTTTTTCTTTCCCTCGGAAAATCTCGAGAAAAAAGTCATTTTCCGTCATTTTTAGAAAAGGAAAATCTCGGGAAATTTTCCTTATTTTCCCTCACGGAAAGAGAAAATCTCGATAAAATTTTCCTTCCAAATTTGACGGAAAGGGAAAATTTATTCGACTTTTTCCTTTTCCTTTAATCCTGTTTTACCGCCGTCAACCCAAAATCCGCCGTGCTCTTTTAATCGATTTCGGACTGTTTTTTCGGTAACTCCAAGATATGTAGCAATGTCATTTATATCTGCCTGACCGTTATTTTCTTCTGCAGTAAACGCTGTCATAATAGATTCTGAGCGTTCTTTTTTGCGTTCCGATTCACTCTTTTTCTTACCGAAATTCTTCTTGTAAGGCGGGTTAAAATCGCCCTCAAAATTACAGTCTTTCAACACACCTGTTGTATCTGATTTGTGTATCGGATAATCAAACCAAAGATTAAGTGCATCAAATGTCGGAAACTCTCGCAGAGTACCCTCTATTCTCCACGCTGACATCCCTTTTACGGTTTTTTCGGCACGGGCAACATCTGACATCATCAGCTTAAAAGACTGTTCAGGAAGCGTTTTGCGTGCGATGTCAATCATATTATTTGCCATTACCAAATCGTCCTGCGAACACACTTCGCTGATTTGGTTAAAACGACCTATCCAGTCTTTGCAGATTTTACAGGTTCTTTCATCCTTTTGCTGCTTCATCAAATCTTCGCTGATTTCAAGCCTTGTAAGGTCAAGGAGTGCGTCAGGGTCACGGGCAAAAACACCCGAACCCGAAACTCTGTCCATTGACTTTTTACCGCCCTGAGCACCTTTGGAATGGTGGTGACAGTAGATTACCGCACATCCGATTTCTGTACACACCTTATCAAATTGGTTGCAAAAGTGTGCCATTTGGTCAGCACTGTTCTCATCGCCTGTAATAACCTTGTATATCGGGTCAATCACTACGGCTATAAAGTTGCCTTTCAATGCTCTGCGTATCAGCATTGGGGCAAGCTTATCCATTGGTACGGATTTACCACGCAAGTTCCAAATATCAATTCTGTTTAAGTTTTTTGGTTCAAGTCCCAATGCTTCATATACATCCTTAAATCTGTGAAAACAGGACGCACGGTCAAGTTCAAGATTTACATACAAGACATTGCCCTGCGCACACTTAAAGCCGAACCATTCTGTACCCTCGGCAATTGCAATGCACAATTCAATCAGTCCGAACGATTTGCCGGCTTTAGAGGGACCACCGAGAAGCATTTTATGTCCCTGTCGCAATACTCCCTCAATCAGAGGCGGAGCAAGTTCGGGAGGATTTTCAAAAAAATCTGCAAGGTTGTCAAGGTCGGGTAAGTCATCGTTGATACTTTCCACCCAGTCTTTCCACTCGGCAAAGTCTGATTTACCGATGTTTGTGTCAATGATAAACTGCTTTTTGCCGTTGCGGATAACACCGGGCATACGGCTCAATCTTGACGGATTGCGGTTCTGCTTGTCGATTTCAAAGCCGTTTTTATGGCATACATTGTAGAGATAATCAACCCTTTTGCGGTATTCGTCATAGTTTGCGGCATCAATCTTAACGATAGCGTGGACTGATTTTCCGCCCGAATAAACAAGCACCGCAACAGGCAGCTCAAGCTCTCTGATGATTGCATTTTGTTCTTCAAGAGCCATACAGTCAGATTCCACGAGAGCATAACGATAATCGGTTACATTCTCGTTTTTTACACCCTTGCCGTCCAATGGGTTGAACCTTATCCACGCTCCTGCCTCGGGTTTGTAATCACCAAATACATTTGAGATATCGCCGTCACAGTTATTAAGTGCGGCAATAAGCTCACCTGCCGTACGGTCACAACTGCCCTTTGTGGGCAGATATTTAACCTTGCCGTTATCGTTCTTCTCCCAAGTTTCGGTTACATAGCCGACATTTTCGGAGCTGTCAAAGAGGGTTTCAAGGTAGGTTACGATTTCATTTACAGGATTCCAGTTTGCAGGTTCGTGAAATTTTACACCCTCACAGGCTGTTACTCCGATATCGCCCTGTTCAAAAGCAATTTCATCATTCCAGCCGAGTTCTTTCGATTCACGAAAAGTCATCCCCCTGTCTTTTGCCATTTGAACTATCGTGCCTGCTGTGACAGGTGATGCAGAGCCGTTAAAGCTCTGCCATTTCTTTTCGCACTCACCGTTGTGATAGCGGTTGTCTGCTCTGCTCCAATCGTCCCAGTCTTTTACGCTGTATCCCTCTTGTTTGAGTGCCATTCCGACATTCACCCAGTCTTGGTAGTCAAGCTCTGACGGACTGATGTATTCAAGTGCATTAAGTAAGTCCAACCGTATTCACCTCGCTTTGCGGTACATATGTTTTCGGGTTAATGTTTTTCGGAGTTCTCCAACCGTTTGCGGCAATCCTTGAAATCAAAGTTGACGCTTCGTCAAACTGCCATTTGCCCACGTGCTGAAAACCTCTGCTTTCAAGCATACGGATTTGTTTAGGCGTAGTTAAGCCCTCAATTCTTCGCTTTTCGAGCCTGTCAAGAATAAGTTTTGCTTTGCCGGCACTCTGAATTTCATCGGGGAATATTCCGAGCTTTTCAAGCTTTGCTTTCTGCTTGTCCGTAGGCGGAGAACACTCCCAGCCAAATGCCGGAACATATCCTGCAAGGTCCTGCGCCTGAATTGACATTTCGTACTGCAACGGATCTACAAGCTTGCGCTTGCGTGTTCGCATTTCCGCAAGCTGATTTGCAAGCGCCTCTTCACGCTGAGCAACAACATCTTCACTTGCTTTTTCCTCCGCTTCTTCAATGTCAATCGGACAGCCTGCCTGTTCCGATAAGTTTTCGGTCATCTTTCGTGCGACTTCTTCGTTGTCGCAAATGAGATGTGCAGGTCTGCACAGTTCGTGTCGCTCTGTATGCCATAAAAAGTCGAGGAGTAAAAGCTCCGTCTTGTTTGGTGCAAGCCTTGTTCCTCTGCCGACCATTTGGCAGTAAAGCCCACGCACCTTTGTAGGTCTTAAAACGACAACGCAGTCAACGCTTGGGCAGTCCCAGCCCTCGGTTAAAAGCATTGAGTTGCACAGCACATTGTATTTATCGTTTTCAAAATCCTGCAATACTTCCGCTCTGTCTTCGCTGTTGCCGTTGACCTCTGCCGCTTTAAAGCCTTTTTCGTTCAAAACATCTCTAAATTTCTGCGATGTTTTTACAAGTGGTAAAAACACAACAGTTTTACGGTCCTTACAGTATTTTTTCATTTCTTCGGCAATCTGATAAAGATACGGATCAAGTGCCGTGTCAATGTCGCTTGCTTTAAAATCTCCTGCCTGTGTGGCAACTCCCGAAAGGTCAAGTGTAAGCGGTATTGTCACAGCTTTAATCGGTGACAGATATCCCTCTTTGATAGCCTTAGGGAGCGTGTACTCATACGCAAGCGAATCAAATACTGTTCCTAAATTTTTCATATCTCCTCGGTCGGGTGTTGCGGTAACGCCCAACACTTTCGCATTGTCAAAATGCTCAAGCACACGCTGATAGCTGTCGCTGATTGAGTGATGTGCTTCATCAATGATGATTGTGTCAAAATAATCGCTGTCAAAGTTTGACAGCCTTTTCTCACGCATAAGCGTCTGTACAGAGCCTACAACAACCCTGTTCCACGAACCTATGCAACTTTGCTCGGCTTTTTCGACTGACGAATTAAGCCCTGTTGTTTTTTGGATTTTGTCCGCCGCTTGGTCGAGCAATTCTCCACGGTGGGCAAGTATCAGCACCCTGTCACCTCGGCGGACACATTCTTCGGTGATTTTTGCAAAAACTATCGTCTTGCCACAGCCTGTAGGCAAGACAAGTAATGTTTTTAAATTGCCGCTTTCCCACTCGGAGAAAACGGCATTCTTTGCTTCATTCTGATACGGTCGAAGTTGCATTAAAAGCTACCCGGTGTCCAGTTATTCGGCATCGTAGTATTTGGCGTTGCAGGCTGTGTGTTATACTGCGGCGGATATGTAGGCTGTACATACTGCTGAGGTGCAGACTGTGCTACGGCAGGCGATATCGTTGTCACCTGCTCATCGTAGGCATAGAAATACTTGATGTCATTTGTTACGCCCTCTGTGCCGTCATTTTTGGTATATTTGCTGATAATAACCTGACATTTACCTTTCTTGCCGATAATGCCTGTCCAGTCCATGCGGAGCGGTTCACCATGCTTTTTCATCGACACCGAAAGGAACAGCTGTGACAGCTTCCATTCAAGTGATGAGTGCAGTACGAAATTAACTGTAATTTCTCTCTTGTCATCTGCTCCCCACACATCAAAAGTCACCTTTGCCATATTGCACGGCGGCAGTTTGCCTTTACCCTGTGAGCGAGCACGCTCAACCTTTGCTACTGTAAAATCATAATCACCCTCGGGGAGCGGTTCATAATTTCCGCCCTCTTCGGTTATTTCGTCGTTCCAACCAAATTCTCTATCCATTTATACATCTTCCTTTCTTATTAAAACGGTAAGTCACGGTTGCTCTGTATCACTTCGAATACCTTATTCCACGCTCCCACAAGGCAACCGTTAATAAATCGTGGGTCATAGTTTGTAATCGGTGTATCGTAAGGGTAGTGTCCCTGTGTAAACACCGCCTGTCTGATTTCGCTTTCGTCAACTCCGTTAGCCCTCATAAGGTCGGCAAGTGCTTTTGGTATGCCCTCAGGAATATTGACAGACTTGTCATTCTGTGGCATAGGTACAGGCTTGGGAGCTTTTTCAATCTGCGTAGGTTGTGGCACAGGCTGCGTCGCAGGCTCTGCCTTAGGAGACTGAGGTATCGGATTCTGCGGAACAGGAGCGTTATTTACAGGTGCAACATCACTAAAAATATGGGCAATGCCTGCGTAGCTAAAATCCATTTCTTCGGGCAGTCCGTGACGGTTCTTTGCGTCCCAACAAGGGTGATGAAGCGTGTACATCACTCTCCCTCCGCCCTGTGCCTTGTACTTTTTGCCGTCTTTGTCGGTTGCTACCGCTACTGTTTTATAGTTTGCGAAAAGCACCATATCCGCCCATTCTTTTACAAGCGGAGAAATCTGTGAAGCGGTCTTTTTGCCGAGTTTAAGCTCCCAGCGGTCATATTCACCGATTTCATCAGGCTGTGAAAACTTGCGGAGCTGTGCGTGTGCGGTAAGCACAACATTGATGCCTCTGTCAATCAAATCTTCAAGGCTGTTCAAAAATCTGCCGAACTCCTCTTTTTCGTAAACATATCCGTTGCCGTAGCCGAAATCTTCAATACCTTTTTTTCCGTACTGAGCACATACATCATCAATACAAAGCTGTTCTGCCCAGTCGATTGTATCAATAACAACCGTCTTGCATACAGTCGGATTGCTTTTGATATATTCAAGCTGACTTTTGAGCATAGTCCACGATGTCGGCTTATCCATTCTTGCAACATCAAGGTTTTTTGTACTGCCCTCCGTGTCGATAAACAGAGGGTTCGGAAACTGTGAAGCAAAGGTTGACTTGCCGATACCCTCGGGACCGTAAATTACAACCTTTTGAGCCGACTTGATTTTACCTCTTGTGATGTTCATTATCTTACCCCCTGTACATCTGAAAAATTGATTTTATTACCGTCAACATCAATGACAACATAGTCGATTGCGTAGTTGAGCAGTTCGTTTGTCAAATTCTGTATTGACTTGCCTGTCATACCTGCAATCAAAACAATTCTTGAATAGTTTTCAGGCATAATCTTAACCTTGGTATAACCGCAAGCAAGCTCTCTGTGCGGATTGCATTTGATTACACATTCATTTGTATTTGTATTTGTTTTTGCTGTTGTTTTAGCTGTAGTTCTTGTAGCCATAATTAAAACTCTCCTTCTGTCCAAGTCGGTGTTGTAACAGGTGTGGTTGTTTCGGACTTAATATAACCGTCCTCGATGATTATTGAACATTCATCGCCGTTTGAAACTCTTGTTGCAATAGCCTGCAATCCCTCTGATTCAAGCCATTTTGCAAAGTCTTTGAGTGTGTCGGTATCCATTTGTTCGAGCTTGTCAAGCAGGACAAATCCGCATTCGGGATTGAGCTTGCGAACAATTGCCGTAGCGACACGAAGCTGTTCCGAACCGCTCATGTTGTCCCACTTGAAACCGTTATATGTAAGCTCGCCCTTTTCAACCGATAAGCCGTCAAGGGGCAAATTTGCGTTGTTGAGCAGGTCATATTTTGTTTTGCGGATTTCTTCAAGCTGTGCCGTCATATCGGCGTACTTGCCGTAATATTCCTTTGCGTCCTCATCAGCTTTCGCTTTATCGAGGTTGGCTCTGACTTTGCGGTTAATTTCGTCAATCTCGGTAATGTTTCTTTCAAGCTCTGCCGTGCTTTCATCGTGCAATTCGGCAACGGTCTTTCGGCTCTGTTCAAGCTGTGCAAGCACTTTTGTAAGTTCGGAATTGTATTTTCTCAAATCCTCGTTAAGCCTGTTGATTTCGGTCTGTAAGTTGTTGGCACGGATTTCAAGGTTATCTTTTTCTGCTCTCAGACGGTTGTTTTCGCCGTTGCGTGCAAGGATTTCCTGCTGTTTGTTGATAAGTTCCGAGGCTGACACAGGTTCATTCGGCACACCCTCATACTCGGGCATTTCGGCGGCAAACTTTTTCTTTTGGTCTGCAATCTGACCGATAGCACGGCGCTCGTTATACACCTGTGTTTCCTGCGTTTCAAGCTCGTAAACTCTGTTGCCTACACCGATAATCTGCAGGAGCGTGTCAGCCTTTTCCTTGCCTGTTGCATTCATAAACTTTGGCAGGTCAAGAGCAAAGTTACTGACAAATGCGTCAAGCAAAGCCTGTCCGCCTTTGTTGCCTGCGGTGTCAATTACTTTAAGACTGCTGTTCTTACCGCTACGCTCCACAACAATACCGTTTGAGAGCTTGATTTTGAGATGTGGCGGAATTGTTGAACCCTCACGGTACGGAGCAGACGGAGCGAAACGATTACCGCCGAGAGCCCACGCAATTGCGTCAAGAACAGACGTCTTGCCCTGTCCGTTTTTACCGCCCAACACGGTAAGTCCGTTTTCGGTCGGTTCATAAGCAACCGCCTTTACTCTTTTTACATTTTCGATTTCAAAAGCTGATATTTTTACTGACATATTAAAGTCCTCCTTGACAATTCGCTTAAAATTGTCTATCATTTAATTAAGGTATTTTTCTTTGTCCGTTGAGGCTTTGTGGAGCTTCAGCGGATTTTTCTTTTTTTAACCCATAAGCGTATTCGCAAATCAGTGGGTTATATTTGCCCTTGTGATACGATTTAAAACACGCAGATCTTGAACTAATAGCATAAGTCCAATTAAGTTCCGAACAATCGCAATGCGGCAGATACCCACACATAGCCATTGCCTGTTTAAACTGGTTGTTCGTCAGATAAATGCCTGTCATACGCTCAAAGCAATGTTTAAGGGCATAACTACTTGTACGCTTATTTACAGTTTTTGTAGGGGTAATACACCACTCAATCCATATTTTAGTTATAACCTGGACAGCTTCGGGTTCATCGGTCAGCAGTTCATTATCAACAAAACCACTTGGGTGAACTGTATGAGTAATCCAACCTTTTTCATCGTCAAATACCAAAAATGGATCTTCTCTGTAGTTCATTTCTTCACCCCCACACATTCAAAGCCGAAGGATTCGGATTCAGGCGTTTCAAGGGCTTTGAGCTTGCGTTTTAGCTCTCGGTTTTCGTGACGATAACCGCTTGACGCTGTTTTTTCGAGTGCAAGGTCTGTTCTTGCGTTTCTCAGCTCAATACTGAGATGTCTGTTCTCTGCTCTGAGGTTTTCGATATCTTTGAGCAGTTTTCTGCGTGTCGGGTAGTTTCTTAAATGCCACATTTGTTATAGTGCTCCTTTTCAGTTAATGCTGTGTAGATTTCCCTTTCCATAAGCACGCAATCCTTGCTCTCGCAAAGAAGCAACGCAGATTTCGGTTTTAGAGTTTCGCCGTCTGTAAGTCGCACTGCGCAATCATCGTGATGCTTAATGTACCATTCGCCGTCTGCAATCAGCACAAAAATTTCGCCTATTCCTAAATCTTTGAAGGCTGTATATTCACGATTGTTTGCAATAATATCCATTTCTGTGTTCCTCCATATACTGTTCAATTTCGTTTTTCTTAAAGCGCCAGAGCTTTTCAATCTTAAAAGCAGGGATTTTGTTATCTTTTGCAAGTCTCGTAACATAGTCGGGATTCATAGCAAGCAACCGTGCCACATACGGCACATCAATTATCACCGGCACTTCATCCCAATTGATGATAGGTCTTTCTCTCGGCATATGTACACCTCCTATTTTACGTTGGTAATTTTGTCCGAAACGATTTCGACTGTGTCAATAAGTTTAAGTTTTGCCATTTTCTAATCTGCTTTTCGATATTTTATTGTTTTAAACGACCTTGTATGGTAATATTAAACAAAGGAGTGGTACATATGCTTGATAAGAAATGCAGAAAGATTGTAAAATGCTGTTTAAAATATTATCCTGACGAAAGAATTATTCAAACAACAGATTTACAAAAACACCTAAATTTCAGCAAGATTGAAATACACTATTGCTGTCAGAGATTGAATGAATTAGGTTTCTTTGATTCATTTCAAACTTCAATAGAAGACACGGTTCATTTTGTTCCGAGTTATAAATTGTTTAATTATAAAGAACACGAAAGAACGAAGATTAAAGAGTTTTTGATAAACTCTGTAGCAATACCCGTCATCGTGTCAACACTATCAAGCATACTAATAACGCTGATAACACTGATGATATCAGGGATACTGCAATAGATGTAAAAATCGGGTGCTTCATTAACCATTCAAGGATAAACACCTTATCTCGCCCCCTTAGTTTTGGTTGGGTTGTGGTTTCCTTTAAGAAACTACATCAGCAAAAAAAATAGACATAATCTTATCTGAATTAAGTCCGAGAATTTTTGCAAGCTGTGCGATTTCTTCCTGCTTGAAACAAGTGACACCATTTATCCTTGTATAAAGTGTCTTTTTATCAATTCCCATTTTTTCAGCAAGTTTTGGAATTGTAAAATTGTTTCTTGCAATTTCAGCTTTAAGATCACTTGTATTCACTTTCTATCACCTCGTTTCCTTTAGGACACTTAAATTATATACTGCTTTCAGTCCTTTGTCAACCACTTTAGGAAACTTTTTTATATTTTTTCGGTTTAGTAGTTGCTTTTTTGAAACTTTGTGTTAAAATATAGTTACAGACCTCTTATAAGGAGAGACAAAAATGGATATAGGAAAAATGATTAACCAAAGAAGAACTGAATTAAAACTAACTCTTGAACAGGTAGGTCAAGCAGTTGGTGTCGGCAAGAGTACCGTCAAAAAATGGGAAGACGGTTATATATCTAATATGAGAAGAGATAAAATAGCTTTATTAGCCAAAGTCTTAAAAATGAACCCTGTTTCTTTTATTACTGGTGAATTTAAAGAAGAAGAAGACCAAGCAACCCCACTTCCGCAAACAAATGTATTTATGCGACCGGTATATGACAGCATTTCGGCAGGGTTCGGAGTGATAGCTCAGGATGTGCCTGTTGACTATATGCCTACATACATCACTTGCCCCTCAGAACAGGATAAATATATATGGATAAATGTTCACGGCGATTCTATGAGCCCTCTGATTGATGACGGCAGTAAAATCCTTGTTAAAAAACAACCTTCCGTTGACAGCGGTCAGATTGCCGCAGTCCTCGTTGACGATGAAGAGGCTGTTGTTAAAAAGGTCCTTTACAACGATAACACCGTTGAGTTGCATTCAGTCAACCCCTACTATCCCCCACGAGTGTTCAAAAATAACGACGTCACCCGTGTTCAAATCCTCGGTCTTGTAAAAGAAGTAAGTAAGGCTCTGCAGTGAGCCCCATACACCGACAGCCACGATCTGCCGATTAAATAGGATAAATGAAAAAGACCGCCCTAAAATAGGAAATCAATTTCCCATTTTGGGGTGATAAAGCGAAAATGTTTACTCGAGTAAACAAAATAAGTCAGCGAAAATGTCCACTCGAATGGACAAAACAAATTCTGAAAATGTGCAATCGATTGCACAAATTGGAATGATAAAGCGAAAATGTTTACTCGAGTTTACATTTTGCAGTAATGTTGAGGTGGTAGCTTGAGGAGGGTTTACGGGTTTTTCTAACCTTTCGTATAAGAAAATAAACTAATATTATATATATAGAAAGGGTTCTTTAAAATCGCACCAAACCCACCACAAGCCTCCGTACATAAGCAATAAAAAATCCGCCCACAGCTGGCACTATGAGCGGTCAAGTAGGAATAAAAAGTGTTCAGTTTCTTCACTCCTAACCTCCTAACAAAATTATATAATATATTATCATATTATGTCAATATAGGGAGTGAAATTTATGTCGTTGAAAACAATAAAAAAGACAATTTATTTTTTCAAAACTGTCCCAAAGTGTACCCTTTTTGCAGATGGTGATAGTGATACTGATGTATTACGAAAAATGTTTTCAAAAAGATTTCCAAAAACAGGGGTATATAAATCACGTGATGATCAATATGGAATTGAAATACTTTCATTTGATGACAATTACATATTTGGGACTTTTCTTAAAAAAGATGATTCAACAAATAAATTTATGAAATTAACACTTGTAAAAAATGATACACCTGAAGAAATAGATTTTAAT